ATTTTTATTACGAGGGAGACGGTGTAGGTGCGGGCGGTGGTTCGCAGGTTGCCGGTTATCCGCCTTTCGGTGGTGGTACTTACCATGACCCGAATTTGACGATTCAGTGGATAAAGGAGCAGGTTCCGGTATCCATTATCATGACAAATAACCGCAAGACCGGGGCCGGCAACACCATCACAGATGTAATCCCCATTATCGAGGGACAGCCTGATTGGGTGGTTTCGGATAACGTTATTGTTGACCCAGACGACTACCGGACAGGTAATTGGGGCAAGAGCAACCTGACCGTTGACGCGGGGCTATACATAGGTGTTGATAGTCACGATGACACGAACACGACTTGCTTGCTGCGTGAGGCGGCGACAAATAGCACCCACATCCTAGATCAGGACGTTCCGGCGGCAAACGTTGTCGAGAATGTGGATTATGTGCTGGTGTTTCATTTTGCATCAGCGAGTGAATTGTCAGAAATTACAGGCGGGCATAATCGGCGCATCCGGGCGGAATTTGACGCACTGGACGGCACGACCTACGCAGCCAATTTCCATTGGGACATACCTAATGCGGTGAGTAGTGACGGCGCGCCTGAGTGTGACATGTATGAACTGTACGAAGGTTTTTGGTATTGCTGGATGCACATTCCGATGGGTTCAGGCAATCCAACGGGGCAACTGCGGTTCAAGATAAGGAACGGCAGCAGCAACAATTACCTGGGTGATGACACCGCCGAGGCGTTGGGCCTGAAATACGTTCAACTCAAGCGCAGGGTGCGTCCGTAATGTATCCCGACTACCAAAAAGACCCGAAAACCACTACGACATACACAATGCCATGGGCGCGGGAACTTGACGGGCAGACCATCGAAACGAGCGAATGGACGGGGGCATTGGTGCAGTCATCAGCGATAGACGGCAGCAAGACCAAGGTAGCGGTCACAGGCGGAAGTGATGGCAGCGCCTACGAACTCACGAACACCATCACAACAAGCGGCGGGGAAACCCGTCAAAAGACCCTTGTTATCGCAGTACGCAACCAATGACAGAACTGTATGACGGCCTCCGCGAACTACTGACCGAGGATGTAACCGACATCGTAGTAGTGGTGACATACGCAACGGGAGAGGTAGCCAGCCTGGTGCCGAAGGAGCCTGTATTCAGTTACCAATTGAGGGAAGAGCTGGCCGATTGTGTCAAGAGTATCCCGAGTGAACCGGAAAAGGTAAACCACTGATATGTCAAGCAAGCGCGGAAATACTGACGCAAGCCGCCGCAGGCAGATGGCTAAAGAGGCTTTGCGGGTCAAGATAGACGGTGAGAGGCAGATAAACCGCATTACAGAACTGCTTGGGGCTGATTGGGAGCAGTCAAAGGTTCCCGAGTACCGTGCCAAGATGGACGGGCATTTTAAGCTGTTGGGGAAGGTGCTGCCTGACTTGCGGGCGGTTGAGTACAGCAACATCGACACTGACAAACCCCCGGAAGAGTTAACGGATGCCGAAATCGCAGACCGCCTTGCTGAACTTGATCGAGCAAGAAGAGAACTTGCTAAAGGAGCAGCAAAGGAGAAGCCAAGCCCGTCAGAGCCTCCTGAAATACACTGAACAAACCGCTATAGAAGACGCGCCGGCAGCCCACCACCGGGTACTGATTGAGGCGTTACAGAAGGTTGAGGACGGCGAGATAAAGCAACTGATGGTGTTTATGCCACCGGGTTCTGCTAAATCCACCTATGCCTCGGTGCTGTTCCCATCGCACTACCTGGGGCGGTTTGAGGGCAAAAAGATTATTAAAGCCACGTATGAAGCGGGGCTTGCTACACAGTTTGGTCGTAAGGTGCGGAACCTGACGGAACAGGCAGAGTATCGGCGCATTTTCCCGGGTGCTGGCCTGACGGCTGATTCAAAGGCCAAGGGCGAGTGGGAATTAGAGAACGGGTCAAGTTATTACGCTTGTGGCGTTGGCTCTGGTGTCACGGGTCGTCGCGGTGATGGGGCGATTATTGATGACCCTATCAAGGGCCGGAAGGAAGCGGATTCTGAGACGGTACGGAACAACTGCAAGGACTGGTGGGAAAACGACCTGACCACCCGGCTCAAGCCCGAGGCGTGGAAGGTCATTATACAGACCCGCTGGCATGAAGATGATTTGGCCGGCTGGATGTTACCGGAGGATTGGGACGGTGAATCGGGCGATATAGATTGCGGTGACTTTGGCGTATGGCATGTTATCTGCATACCGGCAGAGGCTCGACTGCATGACCCGCTAGACCGTAAGCCCGGGGAATGGTTGTGGCCTGAGTGGTTCACGCCTGACTTCTGGGAAGCAACCCGCCGGCAGAAGTCAGACCGGGTATGGAATTCGCTGTATCAGCAGCGCCCTGTTGCCGACGAAGGCACATTCTTCAAACGGGAGAACTTCTGGCGGTTTGACCCGGGCAAGGCTTTCGGGCGCAGCTACATGACGGGTGACTTCGCTGTCACCGAGCCAGAGAACGACAACGACCCGGATTTCACATCGCTCGGCGTTCACAAGGTGAGCCAGGACGACAGCGGCGAAATGCGGTTGTGGTTGTGCTGTGACGGCTGGCGGGGTCAGCGCACGGTTGACGATGGCGAGGGCGGCGGCTGGATAACAAACTATTTTGGCCTTGTGAAGCGTAACAAGCCGATGTGTGAGTTTGCAGAGGTTGGCGTTATCCGCAGGGCTATCGAGGGGCTGTTAAGGCGTAAACGCCGCGAGACGGGTGCGAGGGGCCGGATTGAGTGGGTTTCGCACATTGGCGACAAGCAGGCCAACGCGAGGGCTTTGCAGGACTTGGCTGAACTCGGTCAGGTTGGGATAGCAAACACCCCGATGGGTGACGAAGTTTTAAACCAGTTGCTGAAGTTCCCGGCTGGTAAACATGACGATGATGTGGATATGTGTGCGCTGTTCGCCCGGGTGGTAGACGAAGCGCACCCGTTGGTGAAAGCGGTGCCGCCACCCAAGCAGAAGCGCGACAGGTGGGATAAGGCATTTGAGGAAGATGAAGGCGAGTCGTGGCGGATATAGCACTACAAGCAGAATTAGCAAAGCCGGCCAAATCGCCTTATGACGATGTAAGCCTGACCGCGATGGCCGATATGCTCAAGGACTTGGGTAAGGCAGGCGTGGCACAGGTTGGCGGGCTTGCGAGTGATTTGGCAAGCATTCCGCTGGCGGCTTATACCTCGGGCTTTTCGATGGGTAACGGTCAGTATCCGGGCGCTGTGATGGGCGAAACACCCTATGGAGTGCGTGACCTGGGGCGCAAGATGGGTGCGAACGTGAACTCTGACGCTTTCCGGTTGGGCGAGATTGGCTTGCCTGACACCGCTGATGCGGTGAAGGTGGCGAAACTGTTGGGCGACACTCCGGCGCTGAATGCAATGCTGGCCGGCATGACCGCTTGGCACGGCTCCCCGCACAAGTTCGACAAGTTCAAAATGTCAAAGATAGGCACGGGCGAGGGCGCGCAGGCTTACGGGCATGGGTTGTACTTTGCTGAGAACAAGGGGGTTGCAGGAGGTTACAGGAAGCGGCTGTCGAACCTTGACCAAGATTCAGCGATTGAAGGCGTTAGGGCATTAAAGCCAGCGCGCACCGAGTCAACAGCAGCAAGAGTAGTGGGGGCGTTCGGCAATCAAAAGTATCTAGGTAGCGACGACCTTAAGCGCATAGGTATAGAGCCTGAAGATGTTGGGTTTGAAGATGCTGCCGACGAAATAGCTACTGATAATTTAGTTAGACGTAACTTTGGTGCGGATGATTATATCAAGGGCGTTGATGTAGACGGGCAACCTGCTGATGTTTATAGATTCCGCGACGGGTCAGCGATAGCGGATATTGGGGGCGAGTACAAAGCTATAAACCTTGATGAAGGCCACCTCTACGAAGTAGACATCCCCGACGAAGCCATAGGCAAAATGCTGGATTGGGATGCTCCGCTGAGTGAGCAGCCGGAGAGTGTGCAAAGGGCGATTAAAGAATCCGAGTGGTACAGGCAGGCGAAACAGATAGCGAATGACCGCCCTAATGATTGGTATTTAGACCCTGACGAGAAAACGGGGAAAAGCCTTTATCAATATATCCAATCTGGCTTTGACGGAGAATCGGGGCGGTCGCCGGAAGCCGCAAGTAATCTACTCAACGAACTCGGCATCCCCGGCATCCGCTACCTCGACGGTGGCAGCCGGGGCGCAGGCGAAGGCACCCGCAACATGGTTCTATTCGATGAAAGCCTTGCAGCAATCAGAAGCAGGAACGGCAATAAACCGTAATGGAAAACCCTGACAAAAAACCAGAACTCAGCGAAGACGAGCGCGCCACGATTCTCGACATCGTTGTGCAGAACTTTGAGAGCGCAGAGAACAACTCGCTGACAGAGCGCGAGGAAGCCGAGCAGGCCCGCGATTACTTTGACGGCAAACAGTGGACATCCGAAGAGGAAAAGGGACTCAGGGAGCGCAAGCAGGCTCCTATCACTGACAATATGCTCAAAGACAAAATTGAGTATATGGTTGGAATGGAGGCGGCGAGTCGTACAGACCCGAAAGCCTACCCTCGCACCCCGCACGATGAAGAGTCGGCGGAGGCAGCAACGGACGCGCTGCGGTATGTGCAGGAGAATAACGACGTACCCACGCAGTTTTCTGACAACGTAGAGAACCAGTTTATCGAGGGGTATGGCGCGCTTGAGATTGTTGCGGTCAATAAACCAAGCGGCGAGAAAGAAATAGCGGTTCGACACGTTCCTTGGGATCGCACGTATTACGACCAGCACTCTATTCGCAAAGATTTCAGCGATGCCCGGTATCGCGGTGTGTTTGTCTGGATGGATGTAGAGGATGCCAAGATAAAGTGGCCTGATGCTGATTGGGACAGTATCGCCACTGACAACGATTCAATGTCCGATACGTTTGGCGATAAGCCGAGCGATCTGTGGTACGACTGCAACCGCAAGCGGGTTCGTGTGGTTGAGCAGTATTTCCGTTACCAGGGCAAAGTCTGGTATGCGAAATTCACCAAGGGCAGTTTAATCACGCCCCCGACTGTCAGTCCGTATCTGAACGAGGACGGCATTCCTGAAGACCCTTACGCATGGCAGTCGGCGTATGTAGACCGCGACGGCAACAGGTATGGCGTGGTGCGGCGTTACAAGGACTTACAGGACGAGATAAACCACCGCCGTTCCCGGGCGCTGTTCATTCTCAACAGCAACCAACTGTTAGCCGAGGAAGGCGCTTTCGTTGATGCGAACAAGGCGCGCAAAGAGGCGAACAAACCGGACGGGTATCTTGAGTATGCCCCGGGCCTGAAGGTCGAAATACGCAGCAATACAGAACTGGCATCGGGTCAGGCGGGGCTGTTGGCCGACGCACGGCAAGCCTTGGCAACAACCGGCCCGAAAGCGGTCAACAACACATCACCAAGCCAGTCGGGACGCGCCAAGCAACTCGACCAGCAGACCGATGTGCTGGAACTTGGCCGGCTGTTTGACCAGCAGCGAGCGCAGAAGAGGCAGATGTACAAAAAGGTCTGGAACCGGGTCAAACAGTTCTGGACGGACGAAAAATGGGTACGGATACGCGACGAAGAGGGCAAGCCTTCATTCGCGCAGCTTAATCACCCCGTGACGGCAGAGGAAGAGGCGCAGGAGTTAGCGCAGAAGGGTGAGCAAATTCCACAAGAGGTACTGATGCACCTGAATATGGGCAACGTGAATCAGGTTGTGCGCACCCGCAACGATGTTACGGAAATGGACGTTGACATCATCATAGACGAAGCCCCTGACATTCTGACGGTTCAACAAGAGCAATTTGCCGACCTTGTATCGCTGGCGCAGGTTGGCGTTGTGTATCCGCCTGATGTGTACCTGGAAGCCTCAAGCCTCCGCAACAAGGACAAGCTGAAGGAGAAACTGACGGGCGGCGACGACCCGGAAGCCCAGGCAGCGGCAGAGCAGCAGAAGCAGATAGAGCAAATGATGCTTCAACTGGAAGCGGCAGATAAGTCCACAAAGGCCGATGAGCAAGCGGCGAAAGCCCGCAAGACCCACGCTGAGGCAGAGGAACAGGAACTGACCAATATGCTTGGCAAATCGGCTACGGCGCAACTGGCTATGGAATGAAATAGCACATTTTCCGGTGAATTCACCGAATTGTGTTACCCATCCCGAATATCCCGGCTAACTGAAACGGGACCAAACGGGACCAAACGGGACCAAACGGGACGGTTTTTGCCAAGTTGCACCGATGCCGTAGCAATCGTGCGCAATTTGTAACCCATTGTTTTAATAGAAATCCCGTTTATCCCGTTTATCCCGTTTGGCTTTAAATGGGATGGGATGGGATGGGATTCCAACCACTGACCCAACAACCAACTTACCGAGATAGCCCGCCTTGTGCGGGTTTTTTTGTGCCTGTGAAAAGGCAAACCCGCCGCCGGGGTACTACGGGCGAACGTGACTGCGACGAAACGGCTGAACGTGATTGCCAACGATATGGGCAAGGAGTGAGAAATGAGCGAAGACACCACTTTGGGCGAATTATTTGACGGCTACGAGCCAGAGGAACCGGAAGCACCCGAGCCTGTAGAGCAATCTGCGGAACCGGAGGCGACTGAAACCCCTGAACCGGAAACCGACACGGGCGTTGAAGAGGCTGCGCCGCCGGCAGTCGAGGAACCCGAAGACGAAACACCGCCGAAGGATTTCGTGCCGGCCCCTGCTTTGGCAGAGGAACGGCAAAAACGGCAAGAACTCCAACGCGAATTGGATGAACTGCGCGGACAGGTGACGGCAATGCGGACACCGCAGCCTGAACCTGAGAAACCGCAAGACGTTGACCTGTTGGACGACCCTGACGCATGGGCTGCAAACACGCAGGCTAAGGCGGAGCAGCGAGTCAACCAGGCCGAAGCCAATTTCACCAGGCGGTTTATAGCGATGTCGGAAGCACAGGCAAAGGCTCGGCACGGCGAAGCCGCCTATACCGAGAGTGCGACTGCGTTTGCGGCAGCGGCCAAAGAAAATCCTTCACTGTTCCACGAAATGATGGCAGCGCCTGACCCGGCTGAATATGTAGTAAAGGCAGGGCAGAAGCTGAACAAACTTTCTGCAACGGGCGGTGATCTGGACGCTTTGATTGAGCAGGAGAAGGCGAAGGCTGTTGCCGACGCACTTGCTGCTGAACGGGCAAAGAAGACGGACACCAGTGTTGACGTTCCTGAATCACTCACCACGGAAACCGGGGCAACTCAGCGTAGAGATACGTTCGAAGTGCCATCAACAGAAACATTATTCGATTCGTAGGAATTAAGATATGACAGACTCAAGCGCAGCAGCGGGCCTGAAGGTTCAACAGTGGGATAGCAAATATTACACTGAAGCCCTGAACGCCCATATTTTCAAGCCCTTTATGGGAACTAAAACCAACTCGATTATCCAGGTTAAGGAAGACCTGACCAAAAAACCGGGCGATAGTGTGACCTACTCGTTGGTCAACAAGCTGACCGGCACCGGCAAGGTGGACGGCGCAACGTTGGAAGGCAACGAGCAGGATATGACTTCCCGCTCTCACAAGGTGACGATGCACCAGTATCGTGAAGGCGTTCGGATTCCGTCTTACGAAGAGCAGATCAGCGCGATCTCCCTTCGGAATGCGGCTAAAGACGTTCTGATGGACTGGAGTACGGAACTGTGGCGCGACCAGGTAATTGAAGCCCTTGGCTCGATTGACGGCGTTGCATACGGTTCGGCCAGCGCAGGCCAGCGCAATACATGGCTGGCAAATAACGCTGACCGGGTGCTTTTTGGTGACTCAGTGGGCAATGGTGGCTACACAACGCACTCCACTGACTTGGCGACTGTTACCGCCGGCATGACTCTCAGCACCGAGATATTGTCGCTGATGAAGCGCATGGCGAAACGTGCCAATCCCAAAATCAAGCCTCTCAAAGATCGCAAGGGTTACAAATCTTCGGATTCTTACGTGATTGTTGCGGACTCACTGGCGGTGCGGGATTTGGCGAATGACGCTGCGTTTTTGCAGGCCAATCGTGAAGCCCGTGCGCGTGGTGTAACCAACCCGGTTTTCCAGGGCGCTGATTACATTTGGGACAACATGGCGATTTATGAAGTGGAAGACATCGCCAGCCTTGGCACGGTA